GATTTTCTAAAAAAGGAAACAAAAAAAGATGAAAACAAAAATTAGTTGGTGGCAATTATCAATAAATGATTATCCAGATTATGAGCCAAACGATATGGATTTTGAGCATATAGCTGAGATGATTAAACAAGGTTATAGTCAAGGGCAACTAATACGAGAAGAGGAAGAAGAGGTAGAGGATGAACAGTAGGATAGAGGACATCATACAGGACATACGAGATTTAAGAGATGACGACTCTCATGTATGCCCTAATGATAAAGATGATCAATTAGAGTGCACTTGTGTTAAGTATGATCGTGTCATTGATAAGTTAGAGGATTTGTATAGAATGATGATAGCCCAAGGCTTCATAAATTAATGGAAAATTTGTTAGATAAGATAAATCCAAAATCACAAAAAGAAGCTGATTTAATATATGAAGAGTTAAGTTATAGAATGTGTGATGAGGTAATATATCAAGACGGCGAGGCTTCTCACGACGAAGCAAAAGATACTTTTCTTTATTTTTTGGAAAAAGCAAAACAGGTAGAGGCTTGTGGTTTTAAACCAACAATAGAGAGTGATGTCTTTTATCCAAAGGGGTATATTCCTGGCGGTTGGGGAGAGTAAATGAAAAGCAAATACTCTTATGACAATGTTTTACCCGATTACATAATTAACAATCACGACGGGGAGAAACTAACAAAGCGTAAGTGCTTTCATTGTGGCAAAGAAACATTTATGACTAAATTCCAACGGTGGTGTTCTGCTCATTGTAAGTTCATGGCTACGCAAGATTGCGACGGTCATGCTCAAGAAGATTTTAAGGTTAGTCGTTAATGTTTTTAATAATATTTTGGGAAATATTGTTGGTAATAGTGGTTATTGGGATTCTTCTACTTCTTCGATAACTTTAATTTCCATTCCAATAGACTCGCCATTAACAACATTATGATCTCTAATCTCTTTTAGTTTGGCTTCTAACTCTGGTCTAGACATATTATCAAGTGAGGCAGTCACCACTTCCTTACGATCCACATAGAAACCCGCTAATTGACCGCGACGAAACTCAGCTTGAACAGCAGGCCCTAACTGACCATTAGCAACAGCTTGCTCTCTTAATCTTGAGAGCTCTCGTTGGTGACTAACAAAAGTAATTTTACTTGCTTCTGCATATTCTCTTTGTAAGTCCTCAATGGCTTGCACCACGTTGGGAAAGTATTTAGGATTTCTTAGGTTGCAGGCTTGTGATACCGCTGATCGTTCAGAATATCCTGCTTGCCTTGCACATTCCGTCGCCGTGAGGCGACCGTTTTCTTTTACAAAGATTTCTACAAATCTTTTCTGTTTAGGCGATAAGTCGCCATTTTTTATTTTAGGCATTTTTTTACTTTAATACACTTTTTCAATTCTGTATAGATTATTTTAATTCAATATTATAATTAATAATACTACTTTCAGTTCAAAAAAGACATATAGAGTGAGTTACTTGTGGTTACTTGTGGTTACGTCATCAAAGTAACCGTATTATTGTTGATTTACAATGGTTTTTGACTAAAGTTACGTGGTTACGTCTATTTTGTCGAATTTAAAAAACTATAAATCACTTTCAGTTTAAAATATCTATAGGAAACTAAATATTGACAAAATAATCCTATAAATTTATAGTTAAATAGGGCTAATGAACTATTCCTCCTTTATAACTATAGGACCCTTTCTTCGAGGTCGTTTTTTCATTGAGCATTAGCCCTTTACTATGAGAAAGAAAAACCCACAAATTGAAGAAATCAGTCCCATGGTCCTTGTTTCGTGGTACGACGCCAAAGACGGAGAAACAGGTTGGCATAGCCTAGAGGATATAAAAAAAGAAAGACTAGCCATTTGCCATTCAATAGGTTGGATGGTATACAAAGACAAAGAAAGAACTGTGATCATGTCAGATTATTCAGAGTTCGATGAAGAAAAAGAAGGCGGACGACACATCGTTATTCCGTCGGGTTGGGTAAAATCAATTGCCTTTTTAGATGTAAAAAGATTGGAGAGAAATTAAAATGGATATGGAAAGACTTTTAAAATCAGTGCGTGACCATGAAGGTTACCGCAACAAAGTATACTTAGACACGCTAGGAAAGAGAACGGTGGGAGTAGGCCATCTTTGTGTCGAAGATTTTTGGGAAGATGATAAAGAATATGACGAAGAATTTTTAATGGAAATATTAGAAAAAGATTTAGAGAACGCGATATCAGGGGCAGAAGAGCTACTCGGTGAATACACGGTCCATGATCAGTGCAAAGAGATTATCGTCGAGATGGTATTTCAACTAGGAAAGACAGGCGTGAGCAAGTTCCGTAACATGTGGTCAGCGTTAAAAGATAAAACGCCACCAGATTACAAAACCGCCGCGGCCGAAATGCTCGATTCGCGTTGGGCAAAACAGACCCCCAATCGCGCAAAGAAAATGTCAGAGCTGATGGCAAGCCTGGCGTAGTGAACGACGATTTACTGAAATGGGACGGCTTTGACGATGCTATTTTAGGCGTGGGGTCCCGTTGTGATATGGACGACGTATTAGTTTATAGCAAAAAGAAGATGGCATACATCTTGAGAGACAGAGACAACATGGACGTAGAAGAGGCAATAGAATACCTCGATTTTAACGTTTTAGGGGCCTATATAGGCGAAAGAACGCCTATCGTAGTAGAAGACTTCATTTAATGGATGTTTGCCCTATCTGTGAGTTCGATGTGGAGGATTGTGATTGTTTAATATAATTATAGGCACTTGTTTGGTCTTAATCACGCTTTTATTAATACTTTTATGCGTGATGATCTATGCGATTGGCGATCAGTTGCACGAGAGCCGAGATCCCAATAATAAAAGAGATTGATTTTTTATCTTCGACTAGTGTAGAATAGGAAGTTTACGCACTATAACAAGGAGATCAAAATGAACACAGAAGAATTAAAGAGTATTATCGTCTATTTAACAGACAAAGTACAAAAATTAGAATTAGAGAATATAGAATTATCCAACCAAAAATTATGTCAATGCGATGAAGAAGAGGCCCCTACTTCCGTGCGAGAGAATATAATTAACTTATTTCCTAACGCGGAGGCGTAATCGAATACGACGACGGTTACGTCTCTTTTTTGATCCTATCTTACGACGACCCTTATGCTTTTTCTTTTTTAGGACGGAACTCATCTTTGTCTTGATCCCACTGTTGAACTCTTGCTCTCCAGTAGTCCCTTTCTTTCGCCGTTAAATCTTCCCAACGAGTTTGTTGAAACCCTCTCTTATCTGATTTGTACCGTAAATTTTTCGCTCTTTTATCATAAATTATATTTTCCACGGCGGTATCAATCATGAAGCTCTGTAAATTTTTCTTCGTGCTTTTTCCATAAACGACGACCCTCTTCTAGTGTTATCTCCCAATCAATGACATCAAACTCTTTATGAGAACCGTCAGTATAATGAACTCGAACGCGGTTTATGACGTCACCAGACTCTGGATTTTTTTCTTGAAATCTAGTAATGCCACTAACTATTTTTTTTGACATCAGGAACGTGTCCCTGAGGGGACATGTTAGTGAAGTACGCAGTGCGCACATCTTTTATCGCATGCTGAAGATCAACCTTTTCTTTTAATATTTTATATAACTCTTTAATATGCTCGGCGTGATCGTGTTCTGCACTTGTAATATAGCTACAAGTATTAACTAATAAAACCTCTTTTGCCTCTAATTCTGATAAGTCTCCTATCATTTTATTCAAAACTGATACGTATAATGCTTTTCTAACGTTATCTCTGATCTGTTGATCTGACATCGTGGTCTTCTCCATTCTGTAAATTTGGTTGGTTATTTTCTTGTTCGTGTTCCTTGTCAATTAAATAATGTAAATAAGAACCCATAGACATATACTTTTTCTGTGCCATGGGCTTTGCCTTGTTGTACACATCAATTTTTATAGCTACAGATTTATACTTTGATATATCTGTCATTTCTTTCTCCTAAAATATTTATTATATTTCATATATTAATAGGTATATATGGGAAAATACCTAATAGTCAAGGACTATCTATGTTTCTTGTTTGTATAAAATATCTTCTAAACTAGCGGCTTGAACACAATTAAATGATAAGGTGACATACCCATTCAATTCTTGTTCTTGAAGGTCATCTTGCACCCATTGATAATATTCATTGCACTCCTCATAATTAGGATGAGTTACTTCGGACGCTACTCTTAAACATTTTGTATCCGTGCCTGTGCCTACACACATCCAACCAATTAAAAAATATTTTAACATTTATTCTTTTTCAATGTATTCAAATTCCACTTTCAACCTTATCTGTTCCTTGGTTCGTTGTCTAATTATCTTTGATCCCGGTCGCCAACTTTTTGTCCTGCG